TGTGAGCAGTTGGATGAGCGTGACCAGTTGCGTGATTATGTTTTGCAGAATGTTGAGGCTTGGCATGAGAGGTCTGCTTTGCGTGAGCTTGAGAAGAGTATTAGATCTAATTTGAGTTTGCTTGGTTTTACTCCTACTGACCGAATGAAGTTAGGTGTTGCTGAAGTTAAGGTTGAAACTAAGATGGAGCAGTTGCGTAAGCGTAAGCAGGAACGTGAGCAAGTCCAGGTGATTGAGATTGTCGGAGAGTAAGTCTTGGCCTCCGGCTTGGGTTACGCCTACTGAGTTTGAGTTTGGTTCGCGTGGTGATGATGCGGTTGATTTCATAAATACGTTTGTTACGTTGACTAAGGATTCTATTGCTGGTCAGGCTGGTGAGTCTATTGAGTTGCGTGCTTGGCAGGAGCAGTTGCTTCGGGAAACTTTGGTGTTGGATGAGCGTGGGTTGTTTCAGAAGCGGACAGCGTTGTGGGGTATGGCTCGCAAGAATGGTAAGTCTGCCCTGATCACTGGTTTGGGTTTGTGGTTTTTGTTTAATGGGGATGAGGGTGGTGAGGTTTATTCTTGTGCAGCTGAGAAGGAGCAGGCGAGAATTACTTTTGGCGATGCTCGCAAGATTATTGAGCGTGAACCTGAACTTGCTGCGATGTGCAACATTTATAGGGATGTTATTGAAGTCCCTGCTACTGGTTCTATTTGGCGTGTGTTGTCAGCTGAGGCTTATTCTAAGGAAGGTCTAAACGCTTCGGCAGTTATCTTTGATGAGGTGCATGCTCTACAGGATAGGGCGATGTGGGATGTTATGCAGTTGTCTATGGCTTCTCGTAGGCAACCGATCATGTTGGCTACTACTACTTGCGGGGTGAAGGCTGATAGCACCGGTCAAGATAGCACTGCTTATCAGTTGTATCAGTATGGGCAGAAGGTTGCTCGCGGTGAGATTGATGACCCGAGTTTCTATATGGCTTGGTGGGAGGCTCCGCTTGATGCTGACCATCGGCTTGAGTCCACTTGGATTGCAGCTAATCCAGGTTACGGGGATTTGAACTCTAAGACTGATTTTGAGTCTATGGTGAAGCGAACTCCTGAAGCGGAGTTTAGGACTAAGCGTTGTAATCAGTGGGTTAGCTCTAAGAATGCTTGGTTGCCTGCAGGTGTTTGGGATACGCTCTCGGCTGAGGTTGATGTTAGCCCTGATGCTGAGGTTGTGTTGGGTGTAGATGGTTCGTTCTCTGGTGACACTACTGCGATTGTTGGTGTGACTGTTCCTAAGAGTCAGGATGAGAAGCCGCATGTGTTTTTGGTGAAGGCTTGGGAGAAGCAACCTAATGATCCTGATGATTGGCGTGTGGACACCCTTGATGTTGAGCAAACAATTATTGGTTTTGTTCAGTCCCATCCGAACACTAAGGAGATTGCCTTTGACCCGTTCCGGTGGCAGCGTTCTATGGCTGTCTTACAGGATTTGGGTTTGCCTGTTGTTGAGTGGCCTTCTACTTCGGCTAGGCGTATGATTCCTGCTTGTCAGAAGGTGTTTGATTCGGTTACTGAGGGCACTTTGACGCATGACGCTAACCCTTTGCTTGCTAGGCATTTGGATAACTGTGTGTTGAAGGTGGATAATCTTGGTGCTCGTATTGTGAAGGAGTCTAGGAACAGTAACCGCAGAATTGACGCGGCTGTGGCTTTTGTTATCGCGTATGATAGAGCAACAAGTAAACTAGAATCTAGCGTTATACCTGAGTTTTTTATTTAGTAAGGATTGGTTTTGCTTTCTACGATTTTGCAGGCAATCGGTGTTGCAGCTGTAACTGTTGGGCTTGGTTTGATTTATGTTCCAGCGGGTGTTATTGCTGGTGGTGTAGGCGTATTGTTGTTTGGTTTGGCTTTGGAAAGAAGCGGTAAATAATGCTGGCTAATCTTGGTGGTGGCGAGAATCGTGCTATTTCGTTTCAGACTATTTGGGGTGCAGGTGATCTGACTTCGTTTGAAACTCAGGCAGGTTCGTTTATTGACTATACGACTGTTATGGGTATCAACAGTGTTTGGGCTTGTGTGTCTTTGATTGCTGACACTATCAGTTCGCTCCCTGTTGATACTTACATTCGTAGGGATGGTATTGCTTATCCTTATAGGCCACGACCTACTTGGGTGAAGCAGCCTGATGCGATGATAAACAGTACTAGCTTCTGGCAGCAAACTATGATTAGCCTTTTGCTTGATGGCAACGCGTTTATCCGTATTTTCCGTGACCCTATTACTGGCCAGATTTTGTCCATGATGGTATTGAATCCGATGAAGGTTAGCGTTACTCGTAAGGCTAATGGAACTAAGCGTTACACCTATACCGGTGAGGATGGCAAGGATTTATCTAGCGATGACATGCTACATATCACTGGTTCTATTCTTATGCCAGGGGATATTCGTGGTAAGTCAACTGTTGATTCTTTGAAGGAGAATCTAGGTTTGTCTATGAGCCTAGAGAGCTTTGCTGCACGCTTCTTTGGGCAAGGCACTCTAACTCAGGGTGTTATTGAATATCCTGGTGCTTTGACTGCTGAACAGGCTGAGAATCTTGCTAAGTCATTTGACCGCATGCATAAGGGTTATCGTAAAGCCCATAAGACAGGTATTCTCTCTGGTGGTGCGACCTTCAAGCCAACTCAGATTGCTAATGATCAAGCCCAGATGCTTGACTCTAGGCGTTTGGCTGTTGAGGATATTGCCCGCATATTCCGTGTGCCTTCTAACATGATTGGTTTGAATGAGCGTGGCTCTCAGTCGTATAACAGTAATGAGCAGAATGCGATTAGCTTTGTTACTCATACTCTTAGGCCGTGGATAACTAAGTTGGAGGATGCGTTCAGTAACCTGCTACCTAATGACGCTTACCTTGCCTTTAGCACTGATGATCTGTTGCGTGGCGATTACTCTACTCGTATTGAGGGTTACAGCAAGATGCTTCAGAATGGTGTGTTCTCTGTCAATGAGGTTAGACGCAAGGAGGACATGAGGCCTATTGATGGTGGCGATGTTGTGCGTGTGCCTTTGACTAACGTTGACATCAATGCTGCTGGTTTGGTTGAGGATGAAACTAAGGTTGCTATGGCTCAGAAGCTGATTAGTCTTGGCTTTGTCCCTGAGGATGTCTTGAAGTCGCTTGGTTTGCCTACTATTGCTCATACTGGTTTGCCTACAGTGCAGTTGCAGAATCCTGGCACTGTTCCTGATGGCAGTTACGAAACGGGAGAATAATGGGACAGATTATTACTGGCCAGCTTGTTGTTGGAAGTGGCACGCCTACAGCAGTAAATACGCCTTTCGTGAATCCAACCCGTATTCATATTCATAACAACGACAACACCACTAACTTGATTATTGGTAATTCTAGTTTGACTGTGTCTAATGGTTTGGCTTTGCCGAAGCTGGATTCTATTGAGATTACTTTGCCGCCTAACATGATTCTCTATTTGCTTTCAAGCTCTGGCAATATCAACGCTAGTTACATGATTGTGGTTGATTAGATTTGCCTTATTTCATTGAAAAGACTGCTCAAGGATGGGCTACAGTTAAAGAGGATGGCACTGTTATTGGTAAGCATCCAACTAAGAAGCAAGCTATAGATCAGATGGTGGCGGTAAGTTTGGCTGAAAAGATGCCTCCTGGTGGGGAGCGTGCTGTCAGTGAAGGCAGTTATTCTCCGCCTCAAGATGTTCAGGTTGCGGCTAAGCGTGCTTTGAAGTGGATTGCTGATGGTAAGGCTGGTTCTGGGTTTACTGCGGTTGGTAGGCGTAGAGCTGAACAGTTGGCTTCTGGTGCAGATGTTTCGGCTGATGTGGTCAACCGGATGATTTCTTACTTTGCGAGGCATGCTGTTGATCGTAATGCTAAGGGTTTCAATGAAAATGAGGAAGGCTACCCTACTCCTGGTCGTGTCGCTTGGGATGCGTGGGGTGGGACTCCTGGTCAAACTTGGGTAAATGGATTGGATAATGAAATGGCTGTTCGTGCAATAAGTCCTATTGGGATTACTGATTTAGATGACACTTTGTTTGTGGGTGGCACGCTACATCAGGATTACTATGACTGGTTAGATCACCAGAATATTGCTCTCTACATTGTGACTGGTCGTAATGAGTCTGACCGTGAGCAGACTATGAATCAGCTTGATGACTACAACATTCAGTATCGTGAACTACTTATGAAGCCAGATGAATTGACTGATATTAATGCTTGGAAGGGAACTGTGGCTAAAGAATTATTGAATGATGGTAATGACATCTCCTTTGCGGTAGATAACAACCCTCAAGCTAGAGCAGCCTATAAGAATGCTGGTGTTTCTACTGTTCTTGACCCTAAGACAATCAAATATGACACTCCAACTGTTCGTGATGCTGGTGAGATGGAAGTTGAACCGGTTGCTGAGGAAGCAACTGAACCTACCCGCGAATATTTGGCTTCTGAGTTGAGTGAACTTTTAGCGAATGTTGTTGCAGTCAAGTTTCTTGCTCATGGTGCTCACTGGAACGTTAAGGGTGTCCTATTCTCTCAATACCACGAGTTCTTTGGTGAGATTTATGAGGACTATGACAGCATGATTGACCCTATTGCTGAGAACATTAGGAAACTTGATTACGATGCTCCTTTTATGTTGCCTCAGTATGTTGCTGACACTGAAGTTGACGCTACCTTTGTTGGTGGCGACCCAGTCCAATTAGCTTTAGCAATCTATAAGGCTAATGAGATAGTCAAGGGCGATGTTGTTGAAACTCTTGAATGTGCTGATGAACTAAATGAGCAGGGCATCTATAACTTCTTGGCTGACCTACAGGACAGAATGAGTAAATGGCATTGGCAGTTAGGTGCTGTTATCGGCCCAGAATTAGCGGTTACTTACTTTGTTGACCCTGAGGAAGTTGGCGAAGTTCATGCTCCTGAAGTTGTTATGCCTAACACTCCTGAAGCAGATTTGATGGAAGTTGATGCTACCCGTTTTATTGACCCTACCCAAGTGGTTGTAATGCATAAGCGTGGTGAGCGTGCAACTAAGGGCATTGAACGCAGACAGATTATTCGTGATCTAGAGATTCGTTCTGAAGGCGATGGCATGACTTTGCGTGGTTATGCAGCTGTATTCAATTCTCCTAGTGAGCCGTTGCCATTCACTGAAACTATTGCTCCAGGAGCATTCCGCGACTCTCTAAAGTCACGTAATGACATCAAACTGCTTTGGAATCATGACACTGGCACTGTTCTAGGTTCAACTAGGGCGGGAACTTTAAGACTTACTGAGGATGCTAAGGGTCTGATGGTTGAAGCGGATTTGCCTGACACTCAGGCGGGTCGTGATGCGGCTACTCTAATCAAGCGTGGGGATGTGTCTGCCTTTAGTTTCGGTTTCCGTGTGCCTGTAAATGGTGATGAATGGCCGACTGCTAGTGAGCGTATCTTGAAGCGTGTGAACGTTCATGAGGTTAGCCTTGTTGCCTTCCCTGCGTATACAGCGACTGAGGGAACTGCTAGTGTTAGAGCCATGACTGAACTTGCAGATAAGATCGCTAAGCTCGCTGAATTGCGTGGCGTTAGTGCTGATGAACTTACAGACGCTTTGCTGGCTTTAGAGTCAGGCGATGAATTGACTGAGCGTCAGGGTGAGTTGTTGACTGAAACTCTAGGTAAGGTGCTTCAGAAGGATGAGAATGTGGCTTCGGCTAGTGATGTCCTAAACATGAAAAAGAAGCAACTTGACCTGATGATGAAAAAGGTCTAATCTGGTTGTAACCTAGTCGTTTCGTTGTTGGGTGGCTAGGTTTAAATAAAATGAGCTAATTCTTTTTCCCTCCGGCTGGTTCTCCGGAGGGTTTTTGTTTATGGGCGTGTATATCTTTATGTTGTATAGAATATTGATGTAGGCGTGTTTATCCCCTGCACTGATTATGTGAGTGTAACTCTGAGTCAAACAATCCCCTTATCTATTTATGTTCTTGAAAGGAACAAACCTAATGAGTGATTTTATCGCTAAACAGGTTGATGCAAAGGCTAAGGCATGGCACGAAGCTAAGGCACTTATTGAAAGTGTTGAGGCTCGTGGCGGTGTTTGGTCTGGTGAGGATGAGCAGAAGTATGCTGATCTAACCGCAGTTATCAACCGAGCAAATGAAGCTATTGAAGTTGAACAGCGTGAAGCTAAGACTGCTGAAGTCCTATCTGCTGCTGCAGTAAACTTCCGTGACGCTTCTGTGTCTGACTCTGAAACTGACATCCTCCGTAAGATGGCTGCCGGTGAGATTCGTGGACACGAGTTCCGTTCCATCACTGGTTCAACTACTGGTGCACCTGTTCCAACTTCGTTCTACAACGAGATTGTTAAGGTTGCTCGCCTAGTAAACCCTCTACTTGACTATGCAACTGTAATTAACACCGCTTCTGGTGAGAACCTACAGATTCCTAGCCAGGCTGGTTTCTCAACTGCAACTATCGTTGGTCAGGGAGTTTCAATCGGAACTTCTGAGCCTACATTCAACGCATTCACTACCTTGTCTGCATACAAGTTCTCTGCTCTAGCTCAGCTAAGCCGCGAATTGGTGCTTGACGCTGGTGTGGACATCGTTGGTTTCTTGGCTGACCAGTTTGGTAACGCTTTCGGTTACGCAATTGGCGACAAGGTTGTAAACGGAACTGGAACTGTTGAGCCTTCAGGTCTGATCAACGCTGCTGCTACTGGTGTTACCGGTGGAACTGGTGTTTCAGGTGGATTCACTGCTGACAACGTCATTGACCTTGTTTACAGCCTTGATGGTTCACTTCGTTCTAAGCCTTCATTCGCTATGTTGGCTAACTCTGGCTCTATTGCTGCACTTCGTAAGCTGAAGGACAACTATGGCCGCTACCTATTTGATATTGGTGTTGGTCAGGACAAGCGTGATCTAGTGCTTGGTGTTCCAGTTATTGAAACTCCTGCTATGCCGTCAATCGGAACTAACGCTAAGTCTCTTGCTGTTGGTGACTTGAAGTCTCTATACATCCGTAACGCGGGTGGACTACAGGTTGACAGAAGCGATGACTATGCATTCGGTAACGACCTAGCAACTTGGAGAGCCACCTGGCGTCTTGACTCAGCACTTGTGCAGAAGTCAAACATCAAGGTGTTCAAGGGTGCTGCAAGCTAGTTTCTAGCTTCAAGGTTTACACCTCCATTTCAGCTGCGTAGGGCTGATTTGGGGGTGTTTTCCTTTATGCTTTAGACATGACTAAATCTGCGATTTCTTGGTATTCCAACTCTTTCAATCAGCCGACAGGTTATGGCACTCAATCTAAGCAAGTCATTTCGCGTCTTGTTCGTGCAGGCCATAAGGTTGCCATGCTGTCTAATTATGGTGGTGAAGGTGTGAATACGACTATTGAAACTGGCTTCGGTAAGATACCTCATTACAGTCGTGGAATGAATCAGTACAGCACTGATGTTATGCCTTTGCATTATCAGCATTGGACTAGTGAGAATCCAGGTATCCCATCGTTCATGATTACTCTTTATGATGTTTGGGTTTTGGATAATCCTGCTCTTGATGCTATCCCTATTGCTTCTTGGGTTCCTATTGATCATCAGCCTGCTCCTGAGAAGGTTTTGGCTTGGCTAAAGAAGCCGAATGTTACGCCTATTGCTATGAGCCAGTTTGGTAAGCAGATGATTGAGAATGCTGGTATTGAATCTGAATATATCCCGCATGCTATTGAAACTAATGTGTTCAAGCCTTCTACTCGTATGAGTAGCGGTGAGGATTCGCGTGATTTTGTTGGCGGTAAAGATAAGTTTGTGGTTGGCATGAACTTCGCTAATAAGGCTGGTGGCTTTATTCACCGGAAGGCTGTTGCCGAGAACTTTTTGGCTTTCGCTGTATTTGCGGCTAAACATGATGATGTGATGCTTTACATTCATAGTGAGCCGTTTGGCCGTCAGTCTGGGTTTGTGTTGCCGAACATTCTGCAGGCTTGTGGTGTTCCAGCTGAGAAGGTGAAGTTTGTTGATCCGATTGCTTACCAGTATGGGATTAGTCAGGAGGATTTGGCGGCTATTTATTCGGCTTGGGATGTTGGTTTGTTCACTAACTATGGTGAGGGCTTTGGTGTTCCGCAGGTTGAGGCTCAGGCTTGTGGCGTGCCAATTATTACTTCTAACTTTGCGGCTTCAGCTGAACTTGCTTCACCTGATTCGTTCCTAGTCAATGGCCAGCCATTCTGGGATGCAGGGCAACATACTTGGTTCAACATTCCTCTAGTGCAGGGTATTGTGGATGCCCTTGAGCAGGCTTATCAACGTGGCAAGAAGGAGTTTCCTGACACTATTGCTTTCGCTAAGAATTATGATGCGGACAAGGTGTTCACTGAGTCTTGGAAGCCTTTGATTGAGAAGTTAGCCGCTAAGTGATTCCGGTTCTAGGTTTCCTAACTTATAGTCGCTTTGACTTAGCTGAGAGATTATTAGAGAGCATTGATTACCCTGTTGAGCATCTAGTCATTATTGATAATTCGGGTAAACGTGCCTGGCAACCTAGCAAACCTGATCTAGTCAAGAATCTCTGGTTTATTCAAGTTCCTCATGGTCTTGGTTATGGTGGTGGGCTAAACCTAATTGTAAAGACAACTCCATTTGCACCTTATTGGGTGCTAGTCAATGATGATTCTTATTTCGCTCCAGGTGCTTTAGCCAAGATTGCTGACAAGGTTGACACTGAGGCAATCAACTTCTTGAGCATTATGCCTAAATGGTCTGGCTTTGTCTTGGGTGAAGGTGCAGTGATGAAGGCTGGTCTATTTGATGAGCGATTCCATCCGATTTACTTTGAGGACAATGATTATGAGCGTAGGCTTCAATCTGCGGGTGTGCCTGCTAACTTTATTCATGCGGTGTTACAGCACGATAATTCCAGCACGCTGAACTCTGGGTTTCATTCGCAGAATGATAAGACGTTTCAGGCCAACTCTAAGCTTTATCAGCGGAAGGTTGCTGAGAATGACTTTACGCAGGGTGAATGGGATTTAGGTATTAGGAGACTCAACGCATGGGACAGATAGTTTATACCGGTGGCACGTTTGATTTAGTGCATTCAGGGCATATAAGGCTTCTAAGGGCTTGTAGAAGGATTGCAGGTCAAGATGGCAGGGTTGTTGTTGCTTTGAACACTGATGCCTTTATTGAGGCGTATAAGGGCAAACCGCCTGTAATGTCGTTTGATGAACGCAAGGAAGTGTTGAAGGCTCTGAAGTATGTTGATGATGTTATCCCGAATTATGCGGGGGCTGATTCTAAGCCTGCTATCGCTAAAGTGAATCCTGATTTTATTGTGATTGGAACTGATTGGGCGAATAAAGATTACTATGCTCAAATGGGTTTCACTCAACGCTGGTTAGATAGTAGGGGCATTCAGCTTGTTTATGCTCCTTACACTGCAGGGATTAGCACTACTGATCTAAAGTCGCGTATAGCGAAGCGTTTAGTAAAATAAGGATTGACTGAAGGAGTTTCATTTTGGCTATAACTAATGGTTATTGCACTTTAGCCGATGTCAAGGCTGCACTAAGAATTACTGACACTGTTGATGACGCTTTAATTGAGCAGTCTGTAAACGCTGCTTCACGCATGATTGACCAATACTGCAACCGCTACTTTTATTCAGGTTCAGCAAACGAGGTTCGCTACTACAAGGCTAATGATGCTTACACTTGTTGGATTGATGACTGCCAGACAGTTACAACCCTAAAGACAGCTCAAACAAACCCTGTTACTTTCAACGTAACTTGGGCTTCAACTGACTTCCAAACTATCCCTGCTAATACTTACGCTAATGGTGGCTATCAGCCGATTACTGCTCTAACAGCAGTGCAGAATTACTATTTCCCTACTTGGGCTGACATCAACCTAGTGCAGGTTACAGGCACTTTCGGTTGGCCTAGCATCCCTGAGCCAATCAAGTTCGCAACGATTATCCAGGCATCACGCCTATTCAAGCGTTTAGAATCTCCGCTAGGTGTTGCTGGTGTATCTGACATCGGCATTATGCGGGTGGGTTCTAGCGTTGATGGTGACGTAGCCCAATTATGTAACCCGTTCCGTTTGTTGAGGACTAACGCCTAATGGCTATTAGTGATCTGCGACAGGGGCTAGTCAATAATCTGCAGACTATTACTGGCTTGCGGGTTATCCCTACTTTGCCTGATGTAGTGAATCCACCTCAAGCTTTGATTGCTTTAGACAAGATTGACTATCAGCAGCAGAATAACAACAGCATGAGTATCTATACTTTCAAGATTACGATTGTATTAGGCAGGGTCAGTGAGAGGACTGCTCAACAGAATCTAGATGTGTTGGTTGCACCGACAGGTGTAAAGGCGGCTATTGAGTCTGACCGGACTTTAGGTGGCTTCGCTTATGAAGTAAACATCCAGGCATTGGATGCTTATGGGGCAATTAGCATAAATGGAATAGACTATTTGAGTGCCGAGTTTTCGGTTCTCGTTTACGCAAGATAAAGGATAAACATGGCAATATTTGTCGCAACAGACTTTAGCGTT